TTACTTAATGTCTTAATAAATTTTTCAGCATGAATTTTTCTTGATACTTTTTCAAATGATTCAAGTACATTTGCGCCGTTAAAGTTTAATTGATAATTTTTTTCTTGGTTTGTCATGTTGGTTAGTTTAAATTATTTTTCAAATCTACGGCGGTAATTTCATATATGCAAATTATTATCAACATTTTTTTTAAATAATGCACTATCAATAATTATTCTAAATAAGGAATGAACACAAAACGCGGTCATGTATAGAAAAAGCGAAAATTTGAACATGAAAATTAAGGATAAAACCTTATAAAAATGTAATTATATAAGGTCATCGCCTGAATAATACTAAATAAAATTAACGAAATACGGTTGTTTTGTAAATTATAATGTAAAATTCCGTCACTAAATCGGATATATGCCGTTTATGTTGGAAAATTGTGTCACATATATTAACCAAAACGTGACAAATTGCGGTTGAATGGCTAATATATTAATCAAAATATATGCGTCAATCGTGCAACTTGTCCGAATTCTTTGTGATGCAAAAATCCTTCGACCGCCTTGATTGATAAATATCCTTTTTTGTGATGCCAGGAATCCGATCCGGACGGCGACCGCAAAGATTCAACGGTGATTCCGACGTAATCTTTCGACGATTTGTGGTGAATGTGATGTGTATAAACGTAACGATGCTTTGATTGTGACCATTCAAGCGGAAATTCCGCAGCCATTAATAATGGAAGGTCTTGTTGTTTCGCGCCGTCGCCATGTGTCGTGCCGATTAAGTTCTTTCCGTACAAAAAACCTTTGCGATGCGAAATCGAACAATCGAAAGTAATGTTCTTTGAATCTTTGAACCAGGTTTGAATAACATCGGCCAAGAAAAACCCGGACATGTAATCATGATTTGACGGATTGAAGGTAAAATGAACATCGGCAATCGGCAGCAACATTTCTAAAATTTCAACATATAACTTTTTAGCGGTTAAAAAATTCGAATACCAATTTCCGTCCGTATCTTGTGGCGTTCCGCCGGTCGTGGTTCGCGTCGGTGTATCGACATGAAGGATGTCATTGCCACCAATAAAAAGAATCTTGTCGATGTTGAATCCTTTCGCCTTGTTTATTATTCCTTGAACGCCTTCGCGAACTCGTTTAACGGCAACCTGGCAATTGTAATCTTCGCCGGTTTCGAAAGCTTCGACCAATTTTCCGATGTGGATGTCGGCCGGATCAACAACCAACAAATGACCTTCAATCACTTCTTCTCGATTAATTGGAATGTATTTCGGAATGTGGTTCGAAATCGAATCAATAATATCTTGTTTCATCGCTTCGAATCCTTGTTGATCTTCGGTCTTGAAGTTCGGATTCTTAAAAAATAGCGATGCGGTTTTATTCTTGATCCAACCATGTTTGACGTTCTTTTCGTCAAGGCCGAATTTTTCCGATTCGATTTTTATCGCGCGATATTTTTCGAGCATTTCAGCTTCGTCCGGTTTTAAACGCGGTCTAAAATTGTTTATCAAAGAATGTTTTTTAAAACTAAAATTTCAATGATTCGATTGGCGTAAATTTCTGCTTGTGTGATTGCTTCTTCTTCTTTGTCTTTTATATTCCAGTCGTTCAATAAAATTACCATGTGACTTGTTTCGTGCATTATTAAAGTTGCGTCAAAATATGTTTTGGTAAAGTGTTTCGAATTTAAAAAAAGAAACGGCAGCAATGGCGATTCCGCTTTCAATTCAATATCTCTTGGATCGTAGTTCGTGAATCCATAAATATAAACGCCGTTTCCGGTCGTCATATCAACTTCTTGCGCTTGCGCATCCGCTCGATTCAATCCGTGCATTTCGGCAACCCCATAATAATCAAAAATATCGGTCGCAACATCACCAACAATTGTGATGAACTTGTCATTTGTAATTGTTATCATTATATTATTCGTCTAAATTTATCAACGATTCGCAAAATTAGAAACGTCACGAATCCGGCTAAAAATCCCCAAAAAAATAATTTCCAATTTGTGCGCCTTTTTGTTTGTTGAACTTCTTTGCGTTTTTCTTTCGAATCTTTATAAATGTATTTGTATTTCAAAACTTCTTGTTTTAAAACTTTTGTTTTGTAGCGATATTCAATCCTGGTTTGAAAACGCGTCTTCGGAATATAAACGTTTCTAAAAAAAATAACCGAATCGCGGAATCGAACAATCTTTTCAAAGTAAATGGAATCGTTTACATAATACGCGACCGAATCAATGGTTGCAATTCGTATCGTGTCGCTATCTTGTACAAGCTTCAAGCCGTGTTTCAAGGCCTTTTTATAGTGGTATTGCGCCATTCGTTCGGATGAACAACCAAACATCGTTAAAACGCTTAAAAATGCGATTAGTTTTTTCATAAGTTTTTTAGCATTTCAATCATTCTTGGACATGGATAAATGTCGGACTTGTCGTGACGAACTGAATTGTGCGTGAATATTCCGTTTTCACTTTTTAAAGCGCGCTTGTCGATGTCAAATATCGAATCGTTATATTCTTTTGAAATTCCGTAAGTGTCGCAAAGGTAAACTAACAATTGACGCGTTGATTCGATTTGTTCGTCCGTGTATTTTTGCCACCAAATGTGACCTTTGTATTTGCCGTTCAATTCCGTAACTTGCGAGCGGTCAACTTTGCCACCAACATAATTGATGAAGTTACCGTTTTGCTTTTTTAGCGGCCCGAAATTGCAAATTTCAATTCCGATTGATATCTTGTCTAAGCTTCGATAATCAATTCCTTTTTCGGCGAAAACTTCCGGTTTCAATCCCAGGTGATATGCCCAATGCTTTGATGAAAATAATTGAACGATTGTTCCTTTTTCTCCGATTACGAATGCCGTCGCAACCCTTTCTTGTTTTTGTTGGAAATATTTCGCAACCGCTACCGGATTGCCACCGCCGGCCGTGTGATGCAAATAAATTTGCTTTTTTTCGTGAACGTCTTGAAAAAATTGGTCGTTAGATAATCGGTGTTGAACTATCTTCGTTTGATCTAATTTCATTTATATCTTTTTTAATTTCTTTCGCTCGGGAAAAAAGGTTCTTCATTCCTTGCCAAATGGAAATTTGACGGATTGAAAAGTAGTTCTCATTAATGGACATGACTTCGATTGAAACCAATACCAATGAAAGAATTTTTGTCAACATTAATGGAACGGAAAAGAATTGTTTGACTATATCATTAAGAATCCAAAAGTCAATTAAATAAAATCCAATGACCGCAAGTTCGTATAAAAATAATTTTGAAATAACCGCCGATAATTTTCGCGATGTGATTTTAATCTTTAATTTTTTACTTTTCCAAAGTCCGGTCAAGGTGTCAACAAATATCGCGAATCCAACCAAAAATAAAATGCCTGAAATTGGTAAAAAAAACGCGCCAACAACCGCAAGCAATTTCATAAATGACAAACGGATGTTTGCGAGTAATATATATAATTGTAATTTCATTAAATTCTATTTTCAAATTTTTCAATCAACTGGAATGTCAAGAACAATCCAAGCGCGACGCCACCAAGCTTCAAGAACAAGGCATCTTCGAAATACATTGCGATTGCCGTTCCATAAGCTGCAATAAAAAAGATAACCGATAATGATCTTAAATGCTTGTTCATCTATCTATTATGTTTAATTGTTCTCGAAATCGTAATTGTCGAACGGAATTTGACACCAATTTTCTTCATCGTAAATGTTGACGGACATGTTCATCGTCCAACCGGCGGTGACATCGTGTGATCGGTTGATAAATGGTGTTGTTGCGATTGTTCCTTCAACATCAAGAAATTCTTCGAATCGCCATTGCTTGAATGTCGTGTGAATGTCCTTGCAAATGGATAAACAATCGGAATGAATTTCATCGATTTGTCTATATTCTTGGATATTATATTTGTCAGCAATTGAAATAATGCAATTCACCCCGACAAAGAAATCACCAATTGAACCAGGTTGCAAAGTTACAATCATGATCGGAAATTTAACCGCATCGCGTGAAACGGCGTCAAGAAAATCGCCAAAAAAGAAATCATTAATTTGACGGTGTGCCGTCGCGATTATCTCGAACTCTTTTTTTAGTTGATTCAGCGTTCTTTCCATGTTTTAAAAATTCTTTTAGTTTTTCAATTTGTTTTTTAGACGCCTTAAATTTCATATTATAAAATTGATTGGTGTATAACCGTTTCGATCCTTTGTCATGTCTTCGGAACAATGTCCGGGACTTGAATTCGTTTCAATATATTCCGGATATTTCGTGCCATTATCGGCCATTAAATGAACGATTAATCTTTCCTTGTAGAAATACGCGTCTTTTCTTAATTGGTCGCGCAAAGCGCTTGTTTCGGCGTCGGTGTTCGGTTGTATGTTTTCATCTTGAACGCGACCGACCGATTTGTTTGTCAATTTTTCATTTAATAGTAACGCGCATCGATAGTCAACGAATGCAACCAAACAAGGAACAACATAATCATTCATTAAATCAAGATAATTTTGCGTCCAAGTATTATTTTGAACGCGCAATAATAGCGCCTTGAATAATGGCGTTGACAATGCCGGTTGTAATTGGATATCTTGACTTCGTTTAATCGCCACCGCAAGAATCTTCGTGTCGGTGTTGGAATGGATCAAGCCAAGTTTTTTTAAATTTTCAACGGAAAGTAGATAGTTCATAATCTTATTTTTGTTTAATGACTAATTGTTGAATCCATTCATGCCGACACCAAGGCGTTGTTTTTTCCGTGTCCGGATTCGTGTACCAACCGCCGCGATAACTCCAAACATTGCGATCAACTCTTGAACTAATTGAATCAATGTCCTGGCGCGTGTAACTTCTATTTAAAGAAAGTAATTTCGTACAAAATTCGCGTGATTCCGTTTTAACCGGTGGAACGTCGGTTCTTGTTTGATATGAGTAACGAACTTCGAATTCGGAAACCTCAATTGGAATGTCTTTCAATAAAGAATCGCCAAGATCGGTTGTGTTTCCTTTTTGGTATAATTCCCAGGTTGATAATTGATTGATTGATTTCGCCACCGCTTCAATATTTGTGTTCAATGCCTTCGCAATGGATGTTGAATCTTCGCCGTTTTTTAATAGATTCAAAACGTTCTTGTCAAAATCTTTTATTTGTATTTTGATTTCGCCAATTGTTTCGAACATCAAATCTTGTCGCGCAAATATTTCTTCGGACGGCGTGTCCCAGGCGATTGACTTACTTTGTAAAACAATGTAATTGTCTTTATTTTCTCCAAATTGTTCGAAGACTGAAATTTCATCATTTGTAAAATCTTGCTTGCAAGCTGCAACCGGAATCGGCGCAATTACTTCGGTCGTTGGTGTCAAACTTAACGGCAAAACATCGACCAATTTCACCGAACCAATATAGCCACCAAGCTTCGCCATGTAGTTCAACATCCATTCAATTCGTTTTTGACGCGAAGAAACGTAAGTCGTTTTAAAAATTTGAAACAAGTCACCGGATTCGGCAGCATTGAACGATCCTTCTTGCATAACTCCGAACAATGTCGGCGCGGTAACTGAATGCGCAACCAAGATATTTTGTTGAACCGATTTGGCCGTCACTTCGTATCTTCGATCCAGGTCATTGCCGGTTAATTGTTGAATCGTTGGCGCTAAATCTTTGCCGTCGGAAAAAGTGATAATAATTTCGCCGGCATCTTCAACCGATTGTGTTCGTCCTTTTATTGATTCGGTAATTCGATGCAATTCTTCGGTTGATTCCGGGAATCCGGACGGCATATTGATAAGTGTTCCGGACTTAAATCCGTTTTGAAGTTCGTACATGTGGAATTTCGCGATGTCAACATCCGTTTGAATCGCCGTCAATCCGCCGTTGTATGTTGGTTTCGGATAAATTCCCTTTTCTTTTCTTGATTTCTTCGCCGGTTCTTTGTAGTACATTACAAATTGTCCGGTTCGGTTATTTTCATCTAATGCCGGAAACATTCGAAGGTTTGTTTTTTCCAAACTTTGCGACATTGCCGTCCAATCGTCGGACAAAAAATAAAATCTTTCGTCTTCGCTCATCCGGATTGCGTCCAGGTCTAAATATTCCCACTTCGCAACCCTTGTTCCTTCCCGATTCCAAGTACCTTTAACCGCAAAACCGCCGAATAATTCGAAGTCGAATGCCAATTGTTCGGAAATTTCATTCATGTCAAAATTCGAATACTGGTTGTCAATGAATCCTTGCATGTCACCGCTCACAACTTCAAGTCCATTTCCGGCAATGTAGAAAGTTTTCGTCTTGACAATTCCTTGATGCCAAGCCGATCCATTGAAAAGGTCAATTAAAAAATAAGGATAATCGTTTTTCTTTCCCCACTTGATGAATCCAAGTGCGCGATCCTTTTCTTCATCCGGCTTGATGAATTCTTTCCGGAAGGAAAGCGAAGTCATTTTAATTTTATTGCTCATATATATTGAAATAAATCGGTGAATCGTATTCATTCGACGGCGAATCAAGTTCGATGACTTCGGCGCGTCCGGTTTCAACCATTGAAACGGTATTGTTCGGATCAAGGTTTCCCGGTGATTGTTGTTCGTAAATGTTGTAAATATAGTAACCGTTGTAATCGAAATTAACATCAACGCCGTCAATTAAAACAAATTCATCAAAGCGCGGTGTTGCGGTTGAAATATTATTCAAAACGCATCGATATTCCTTGAAGCTTTGTTCATGGATGAACTCAAATAAATACGCCGGATTCTGTATCGTTGTCAATTCCGTCACCGTCACTATTAATGGCGTCGTTCCGTTTCTTTGTATTAATAACATTTTCTTTTTTTATTAGTTTTGGTTTTTCAATTTCGTAAATGTCAAAGATTCCAAGATTATAATATAAATCGGCTTTTGATTCGTCAATCACGAACCACCTTGACAATAAACTTGACCAACATTTTGATCC